TTGGTAATATATATCTTCTACTGGCTCAGTAAACAGTAGGTCACCTATGTGGTTATTATTTGCAATCCTAATTCAGTCTGATGGCTACGCTGTCTATCCTCAAGGCCCATTTGCAACAATGGATCAGTGCTTTGAAGCCCGTGAGTATTTTATAGCAACAGCACCACAGCCTAAGATGAACTACGATGCAATTTGCATACAGACGGACGTAACAGGAAATGCCTCATGATTGGAATCATTTCTAAGATACTTGGCTCAGGCGATGTCATCAAGAAAGGTATGGAGTTAATTGATGATATGCATACTTCCGATGAGGAAGCCATTGCCGCTAAGTCAAAAGCTAAGATTGACCTCATGAACGCCTATGCACCCTTTAAGATCGCACAGCGGTACATTGCTCTCATGTTTACAGCAGTGTTCTTAAGTATGTTTGTCCTTGTACTTGCTATGACGTTAGCAGGTGAAGGTGACATTAACGCAGTCAAACAAATCATTGGTGATTTCTGGATTGGTGAAATTATGCTAATGATTGTTGGCTTTTACTTTGGTGGCGGTTTAGCCGAATCAGTAAGGAAGAAGTAATTATGATGTATGGTAAGCAAGGCCCTGCGTACAAGCAGGAAAAGAACCCTAAGAAGAAAAAGTACATGAGCAACCCTAACAAGGACTCAGGTACAATGTCATGTACTTCTAAAGGTATTAGGAATTACAAGTAATGGCTAAAGGTGTCAAGCACTATTTTAGAGACGGTACAGAGCACACAGGGGCTACACATAAAGACCCTAAAGGCAAACTGATGTCAGGTGCTCGACACACTAAAAATAGTAAATACCTGTATCATATGGGTGAGTTATCAGCAACAGCTAAAAAGAAGGCTAAAGCATAATGGCTACGCCTACGAATAAAGCCTTGTACAATCGTGTCAAGGCTGAAGCTAAGAAGAAGTACAAGGTATGGCCTAGTGCTTATGCTTCAGGATGGCTCACCAAGGAGTACAAGAGACGTGGCGGCAAATACAAGTAAACCTAAGGGTGGCTTGACAAAATGGTTCAAGGAAGACTGGGTAGACCTCAAGACAGGAAAAGCCTGTGGACGCAAAAGCGCAAAGGGAGATTCCAAACGCCCTTACCCGTCCTGCCGTCCAAAAGCAGTAGCCAAGAAGATGACAGCGGCAGAAAAGAAGTCAAGCATCAAAAGAAAGACTGGCCCTGCCAAGATCAAACACAAAGTAACAGCATCAGGTAAGAGACGCAAATGATTAAGAAAACCTACGGTGCTGTACTGACAGGCACTTCACAGACTGTGTACACTGTACCGGCAGGTAAAAGCGCACAGTGGGTGTTAATGTACATTACCAACACCAGTGGCTCTAATGGCAATGTCGAGGTTGATTATTACAGTGCGGCACAGGACTCTACGTTCTCTGTCCTTGAAGGTTACACAGTAACAAGTAAAGATTTTCTTCAGATTGGCGGAACAATCAATTCTTTTATTATGATGCGTGAAGGCGATAGTATTTCTGCATTTGCAACACAAGAAATGACATTGTTGATTTCCTTGATTGAAGAAAACAATATTATCCAAGGAGGCTAATGTGCCTAAGTCTAAAGACCCTAAGCTAGCCCGTGCAGGCGTTAGTGCTTACAACAAGCCAAAGCGCACTCCAGGAGCCTCTAAGAAGTTCGTTGTGGTCGCCAAAGAAGGTGACAAGACTAAAACAATTCGCTTTGGTGATCCTAACATGACCATCAAGAAAGACCAACCTGCAAGACGTAAGAGTTTTAGAGCTAGGCACAAGTGTGACACAAGTCCACCTAGTAAGCTAACGGCTCGTTATTGGTCTTGTAAGAAGTGGTGATGTAGATGTCAATCGTAACAAATGTGCCTGACTATTTGGCAGGCGAATTAGGTGTAGAAACATTTGATACCGGAGGCACTGGTGGAACCGGAGGCACTGTTGATGCTTTTCTAGACGATTTTAATCTAGATGATTATATTTTATCGGATATATCTGATGTATGGGGTGATATGGCTCCCCAAATTACAAGTAATGCAGGTTACGATCAAACCGATAGTAAAACCTTCCAAGCAATGTCCCGTGCTTTAACAGACCATAAAAAAGCAACTCAAGGATATACTTCATCTTGGATTTATGGTGATCGTAAAATTCCTTTATCAGAAGAAGCTATTAAAAATAAAACATTTCCCGGATATGAAGCAACTGAAGAAGGATTACAACAATTAACTGATGATTTAGTTAATAGCTTCATTGGAACTATGAACGCATTTCCAAAAGCAGGGGCTTTTGAAAGTTTAAGTTCTGACCAAAAAGAATTTGTTCTTAGATACACTAAAAATGCTAACTACGAAACTGCATCAGGTGAACAACAAAATGAGTTGTTTACAAACCCAAAAACAGAAGTTGGTGATGCTGAAAAAACAATTACATTGCCAACGGAATCCTATGGTGATCTAACAGTTACCAGTATTCCAGATATGACGTACAAAAGTTCTGATGGATTTAATCAGATGTACGTTGATACCGACCAAGGTCGTTTTGTTTTCTTAACTAACGATTATTTAAACAAGGGCTTTGTTGAAGATTCACCTTTTGTTGAAAATAGAAAATTTCAAAACTATTCTCGTGGTCTACTTAATCCAGAAACACGATCAGAAATTTTAGGCTCTGCTGTACCAGTAGACTTGTCAGACATTGAGGGTAGCTTAAGTGACTATGGTGTTAGTACAGGAAATAATGTCAGTCTTGACAAGCTAACAAACACTCAAGGAATTTTAATTCCTGTTGAGCAAGCAGAAAAACTAAACAATGCCTATAGTGCTCTAGGCGGTACAACTAGTGAAATTAAAGGTTTTGCTATGGTCAATGGCAAACCTACATATATTCAAGATGATAGTTACAATACAACCATTCAATATTCAGAAACTGGAAATGGTGCTTTTACTGACATAAATGACACAAGAGGTATTGTTACTGACACTGGTGTTCGTTATCAAAAAGGTGGAATGTTTGATAACTTTTCTGGTATTAAAGTGCTTGACAACGCTCTTGGCGGTATTTCAGATGCATTAGCAGGTGTTGAAGATATTGGAAGAGAAGGTTCAGAACAATTAAGATCAGCACTTCAAAACGAGTATGTTCGTGCGGCTATCAAAGTTGTTGCAAGTGTTTCTCCTGATCCACTAACTAAATTTGTAGCGGCAACAACTGATGTAATTTTAACCCATGACGATGGAGATAATCCTTCTGCTAGTCAATACGCTAACATGGCGTTATCTGGTGCAGAGGCTTATCAAGATACAACTGGTTTAGGATTTGATGAGGGTGATTTAGGAAGCACCATTGAAGACCCGTCAGCATTTGATGAAGCTATTCAAGCGGCTACTAATGAAACTGTAGAAAAAGTTGTTACATCTGCCGGAAAAATTATTGACGGTGAAGACGAAGTTAAAGTTCTTGTTGGTACATTTGGACAGGACATTATTAACGGTGTTGCAGACGCTACCGATGCGACACTTGGAACAGATGCCGGGGATGTTATCCGTAATAATCCTAAGGCATCTAATGTTATTTTAGAAGTAGGAACAGGTACAAGTGTTGCAGAAAGTGTTGTTAATAACTATGCCGATGACATTGCAGATGCAACTGGAGCAACAACAACTAATGAAATTGCAGGAGTTAAAGCCGCATTATCTACAGGTGTAGCACTTGACGAGGGTTTAGAATTTGATGATGCGTTATTTGAAGGTGCTAAAACCTACTATAAAGAAGGCGGTACAATTCCCGGTGCTGATGTTGACGTTGAAGTTGACGGATTTAGCTTAAGTGACTTAGGTATTGACTTAGGTGGTTTCCCAGACTTTGTTGGTGATATTAACGCTAGATTCCCAACAATACCTGCAGTTGCTTTGTCTTTATTTGAAGGAGGACTGTCAATACCAGAAATTGAAGGATTAGGTATTGACATTAGTGGGGTTGAGTTTCCTGAGGTTGACTTAGGAATTGACACAGATTTAAGTTTAGGAGATGTAGACTTAGGTATTGATGGAGTTGACTTAGGTATTGATGGAGTTGACTTAAGTTTAGGCGATGTTGATGTAGATTTACCAGAGGTATCCATAGATCTTCCTGAAGTCGAGACACCTGAAGTAGAGTTGGGTGACGTTGACCTAGGCATAGACGGCCCAGATTTACCAGAAGTAGATGGCCCAGATATTTCTAAGCCCACACTAGACCTCATGCAATTCGCAGGACTCTTAGGTGGCCTAAGCACCACAGGAGGTGCTAAGGCTCCTACTGAAGAAGAACAACCCGGATCACAATACCAAACACAGTTTGACTTCCTAGCAGGCCTGCAACCCTTAGGTATGCTTGGGAATTTTCAACGTAGGTCTTGACAAATGAACAAAAATAGTGTATACTGAGAGATGAGATGAACTATTTAGAACTTGTAAATGCTGTCTTAAGACGCTTACGTGAAACTACAGTGAGCGATGTAGACCAAAACACATACTCTGCACTCATTGGTGAATTTGTCAATGATGCTAAACGCTATTGTGAAGATGCTTGGGACTGGTCACCATTAAGGACAACCTTGACAGCTACAACGTCTGAAGGTGTCTTTAACTACACTCTGACAGGCTCAGGACAACGTGTTAAAGTTTTTCGTGTCATTGACGATACCAACAATCGGTTTTTAAATTACCAAACTGCTGATTGGATGTCTAATGCGTTCTTGAATGAAAATGCTCCCAGTGGTGAACCTGCGTACTATAGCTTCAACGGTGTAGATGCCGCAGGTGACACTCAGGTGGACATCTATCCTATTCCCGGCAGTGCTTACATTATTCGTTTTGAAGTTGTTAAACGTACAGAACGCTTTACTGAAAACTCAGACGAACTACTTATTCCTGATGATCCTGTCATTCAGTGGGCTTATGCTTACGCACTACGTGAACGTGGTGAGACAGGTGGTCAGTCAGGACGTGAGCAAGTGTTGTTTGCACAACAAGCACTGTCTGATGCAATTGCTTTAGATGCACAAAAGCACCCTGAAGAAACAGTCTGGAAAACAATCTAATGGCACAGCAACTCAGAAACATTACGATTGCCGCTCCGGGCTTTGCAGGGATCAACACCCAAGACAGCCCTATTAGTGTCGGTACAGAGTTTTGTTTGATTGCAGAGAATGCTGTCATTGACCAGTTTGGACGCATAGGTGCTCGTAAGGGCTATGAAGTACAAACAACAGACAATGCGGCCTTAGGCTCTGCACCACTTCAGGGCATTTTTGAGTTCTTAGATACAGACGGAACAGTCACTACGGTGTCCACTGGTAATAACAAGGTGTTCACTGGTGAGACTACACTAACAGACATTACTCCTGTTGCCGCTACAATCACTGCAGACAACTGGAAAGGTGTGACGTTTAATGGTAATCTGTTTCTATTCCAAGACTCACAAGACCCTATCTACTACGATGGAACCACTTGCGACCTTGTAGAGAACCATCCTAACTACTCAGGAACTGTTCCTACTGGTAATGAAGTGATTGCAGGCTACGGACGCCTATGGGCTGTCAATCCTGCTAAATCTACAATCTACTGGTCAGACCTACTCAATGGGTTTTCTTGGGATGAAGGAAGCTCTGGTAGCATCAACGTCAACAAAGTATGGGCAGACCAGAGTGATGAGATTCAAGCACTAGCAACACACAATGGCTACCTTGTGATCTTTGGCAAACGTCAGATTCTCGTCTACCAAGGCCCACAAGACCCTGCAACAATGTCGTTAGCAGACAGTATCACAGGTGTCGGTTGTATTGCTAGAGACAGCCTACAGAGTACAGGACAAGACCTTATCTTCTTGGCTGACTCAGGTGTCCGTAGTTTCAATCGTGTCATTCAAGAGAAGAGCTTACCAATGCGAGACATCTCTAAGAATGTCCGTACAGATTTGATGGGATTGGCTAACATCCAGAGTGCTCCAATTAAGTCAGCATACTCTGAAGATGAAGCCTTCTATCTAATCAGTTTTCCCACCAGTAACGCCATATACTGTTTTGATATGCGAGGGCAGTTACAAAACGGGAGCCACAGGGCAACGCTGTGGACTGGTATTACCCCTAGGGCCTTTTGTACCAAAAGAGACGGTACATTATTGCTTGGGGACAATGATGGCATCTCAGAGTACAAGGGCTACAACGATAACAACAACAGCTATCAGTTTAGATACTTCTCAGCCTATCTTGACTTTCAGGCTCAGTCGAATCTTAAGTTCCTTAAGAAACTCAACATTACAATTATTGGTGGTCAGAACACTCAAGCAACCCTTAACTGGGGCTATGACTACACTTCAGCATACATTCGTGAGGTGTTTAACTTTGCATCGTCAAACGTAGCTGAGTATGGTATTGCTGAGTACAACACATCAGAGGCAGAATATAACGCCAGTGTTGTCATTCAAGAACCACGAGTAAATACTTCAGGCTCAGGCACTGTAGTACAAATTGGATTGGAAGCACAGATTAACAATGCTCCATTCTCTATTCAGAAAATTGATATACACGCATTAGTAGGAAGGATTGTCTAATGAGCAATTATACTAAAACCGTCAACTTTGCGGCTAAGGATGACCTTGCTTCTGGTAATCCTTCTAAAATCGTAAAGGGATCGGAGATCGATACAGAGTTCAACAACATTGCGACTGCTGTAGCTACCAAAGCAAACACAGCAAGTCCAACATTCACGGGTACTGTTACAGCGGGGACACTAACCGTCACTGGTACGGCTACAATCGGTACAATTGACGGAGGAACATACTAATGGCTTATGAAGATACTGCGTTTGGTGGCATAGCTGATTATTTTAACCTTGGTGATACGCTAACAGGTTTGTTTGGTGGAGCACTAGAAACAGGAACTGCTTTACTGCCTTATTATGCAGGTGAAGGAATCCTTGATTACCTTAAGCAAGCACGAGAAACTGTTCCGGGAGCAATTGAAGGAATTGAAACAGGTGCTATGGGTGAGCTTGACTTCACACCATACACTGTAACAACGGGACTAGGCTCTACAGCAATCAGTCCTGAGGGTGTCATCAGCACCACATTGACGCCTGAGCAACAAGCAGTGCAACAATCACTCTTAAGCCAAGCTCAGACACTTGCAGGCACTGCAGGGCCAACAGCAGGTGAGCTTTACGAACAAATACAAGCAACACGAGCACCTGAAACAGAACGTCAACGACTGGCCTTAGAAAACCGTTTAGCCGCTCAAGGACGCTTAGGTACACAAACGGCTATGTATGGCGGTACACCAGAAGCCTTAGCAATGGAAAAGGCAATTGCTGAACAACAGTCAAGAGACATCTTAGGTGCGCAAACAACTGCAGGTGCTTTAGAAGCACAAAGGCTTGCTAATGTTGGTGGTTTGCTAACACAAGCATACGCACCTGAGCAACAAATGTTGTCTGCATTGTACGGTGCGGCTCCGTTGTCTAGCCTTGGTGAATCTCAAGCTCGTTCACGTTCACAACTTCTGCGTGATCTTGGTATTACAGAACTTGAAACAGAGCAATCATTGCTTGGTAACATTGCAGGGTTTGAAGCGGATCGTATTAGGGCGTTGGGTCAAGCATTGTCTGGTTTGTTTGCACAACCTAAGCAAACAATTAGTTTAGAGAGCTTTCTTACAGGGGGTTCTAAATAATGGCTGATTCAATGATACAAAACCTCCTTAAGACACCTAGGCAAATTCGTGAAGAACAACTTCAAAAGATGCGTAATGAGGCCGCAGGACGAGCACAGCTTGGTGGGCCTATCCGTGGTGCATCATCAGCACTACCGGGCATCTTTAGCTCTGTCTTACAACAACAACGCCCTGCACTGGCTACAGACATCGCACAGACCGCTAGAGGCCTCACACAGGGCCTAGGTGGGATGCTAGGTGCGGCAGGATACCAACAGGCAGGACAAGCCCTAGCGCAGGCTACAGTGACACCTGAGGAGCGTCAGGCGGCAATTACTCAAAGTTTATTGAGCCAGATGAAACCTGGTGATCCTAAATCAATGCGAGCAGTAGCACAACAGTTACAACAACGAGGATTAACTAAAGCGGCCTTGGTGTTAGCACAACAAGCGTCTGCCTTAGAAAAAATGCAAGCAGAAACTGCGGCGGCTCAACGCAAAGGAGTAACAGCACCTACAATTAAAGAAGTAAAAGAAGGTGATAAAATTATTACCTATAGGATAAATACTAACGGAACACAAACAAAAATAGCTGAAGCTCCTCGTTTTGAAGCAAAACCACCGACAACTCGTACTCGTATTGACCAAGATGAAAAAGTAGTAGAGCAATGGAACCCTGCAACTCAAACTTTTGATGAAGTTTCTAGAGGGCCACGGTATGAACCCACAAGTGCAGGTGAAATTGCCGCCGCTGTATACAAAGGTAGTCAAGAACAAATTGTCGATAAAGAAGCAATGAAATACTACATTGATTCTTACGCTAAAAATAACCAAGCAGTCGAATCGGCTCGTAAAACATTTGTTACTACAGATCAAATGCGACAGCTTGCAGATTCTGGTATTTTAACAGGAGCGTTAGCAGATGTTGCTTTACCTGCCGCTAAATTGTTAGTACAAATTGGAGCAATTGATTCTGAAACAGTAGAAAATACAGAACAATTTATTAAGACTGCCGCTAGACAAACAGTAGCATTATTGGCGTCAGGAGTCTTTGGTACTGCACAGTCTATTACCGATAATGACCGGAAGTTTGCTGAAGGAATGGCAGGAGGAGATATTACTTTAACTGCTGATACAATTCGGACGTTAATTGATATGAACGAATACTACGCTACTTTAGCTTTTGAACAACAACAACGAGGAGTAGCGCAAGCCCGCCAAGCATTCCCAGACAGTGAGCGAGTTAAAAACGTGTTTAACCCGATGTATTATGACGGCCAACAATTTGTCGTTCCTGTTGAAGGTGGCGGTACTAAGATTGTTCAATGGAATGAGTCTATTCAGAAATTTGAGGATATTTAAATATGGCAACATATGATGACTTACCACAAGGGGCAATGCCGTTACCTAAGGGTGCGGTAGCACCTAGAATAGACCAATCTCGTACAGATATGCAATTAAATTTACCTGCAGGTGCTGTTCCGGTTCCATTTACACCTCCTGCGGCCCCTCAAGCAACACCTCAGACATCACCGGGGTTTCTTGAGCGTTCAGGAGAATTACTTAAGCCTCGTTATGAACGTGGGGAGCGTATGCGTGAAGCATACATGAGTGACGTTATTGATGCTCCTGAGTATTACACAAGTCGAGTGACTAACTCAATGGGTGCATTTTTTGAAGTTGCAGGCGAAGGGGTTTTAACAGTATTGTCGGCATTAACTCCTGATCGTTGGGAGCGTTTGTTTAAAGAAAATTTAGCCGCAGGTGGTACTGCGTTAATGAATACTGAACAAGCCCAACAGTTATTAACTATTTGGGATGGCTTAGACCCTTTGACAAAAGATAGGGTAGCAAACATTGCTGATACTGCGGCAGGAGCAGGACAATTTATGAAATCTCCTACGTCAATTGTTGGAGAAAAATTGTCTGCCAGTGCTATCAAAGCCGATAAAAAAGGTCTTGCTCCAAAAGTATTAGACCAAACAACCCCGGCTAGGCAAGCACGAGGCAAGGAAATTGGTAGAGACCCAGAAAAACAATTTCAGACAAATTTTGATGAAGACATTTTAAATACAGTAGTTAGTCTTCCCGGAGTTACTGGTGCAACTAAATTACCTAAGTTGCTTGAAAAACTTAACACCGCAGAGCGTCATTTAAACACTAAAATTCAAAAAGAACTATCAAAAGCAAAAACAATTATTCCTCTGCAGACAATCAATCAAGCGTTAGATATAAAGATTAAACAACTGATTGCTGAGAAACCAGAGTTTGCTGATGATAAACAACTAGCATCTATTGTCAAACGGATTAAAGCATTAAACAAGAGTGCCCTTAAGAACTACAAAGGCAAACCCATTGAACTCTTGCAAGCTCGTAGAAAC